CTAATGGCTAACACGATAAGAATAAAAAGATCCACTGGATCATCAAACCCAACGTCATTAGAAAATGCTGAAGTTGCCTTTAGAGAAGGCGATGAAGTTTTAGTCTATGGTACGGGCACAGGGGGATCGGGAGGTTCAGCTACAAGTATTATTGCTATTGGTGGTAAGGGAGCATTTTTTGATAAAGCAACAGTAAGAGCAGCTAATTTAGTATTATCAGGACCAACAACAGGTAGTGACGCTGCTCCTACATTTAGGTCACTTGTAGTCGCAGATATTCCAACACTAACAGCATCCAAGATCAGCGATTTCGATACACAAGTAAGAACAAATAGACTTGACCAATTAGCAAGTGCAACAAGCACTGTTTCTGGAGTTACACCCACAGCCGATGCTCATTTTGCAACTAAGGGCTATGTAGATTCTGTCAGTGAGGGATTAGATGTAAAACAAAGTTGTCAGGTAGCTACAACTGCAAACATTACTATTGCAACTGCTCTAAATAGTGGTGATTCTATAGATGGAGTAACTCTTGCAAATGGAAATAGAGTTCTTGTTAAAGATCAAAGTACAGCTACACAAAATGGTATCTATATTGTTGGAGACACACCAGTAAGGGCCGATGATTTAGCTACGGGTGCTGATGCTGCTGGTGCGTTTACCTTTGTAGAACAAGGATCGACTAATGCAGATATTGGTTTTGTTTGTACTTCTAACAAAGGATCTGCTGTTGTAGGAACAAATAATTTATCATTCAGTACATTTTCTTCTAGCGGTAATGTAACTGCTGGAGATGGATTGGATAAATCTGGTAATGAATTAAGTGTTGACCTTAAAGCTAATGGTGGACTTGTTATTGAATCTACTGAAGTTGCTGTTGATCTTGCTGCTAGTTCTATAACAGGAACACTT